ATTCATCACTCATTATAAAATATTTATTAACGTTTGAGTTTTTATAAACTTATATTATAATAGGATTATGAATGCAGACCTCAATCTCGCTTATATGCCGGTTTTAAAGTTTGAAAAGACACATCCAGATGCCAAGCTTCCTTCAAAAAACCATGAATCTGATACAGGCTATGATGTTTACAGCATTGAAGATGTGACAATACCTGCAAGAGGCAGTGGTGTGGTAAATGTGGGCTTTAAGTTTGCTGATATACCTGAAGGCTATTGGATAAAAGTTGAGAGCAGAAGTGGCCTGGGGTTCAAACATGGCATCTCAGCACACCCAGGAATCATTGACAATGGATACCGAGGTGATGCCGGTGTCAAGCTCTACAACCACACAGACACTGACTACCAAGTCAAAGCAGGCGATCGCATTGCACAATTTGCTATATACTTTAATATTCACATGCATGTTGAATGGGGCACTGCACAGGAAACTGCACGCGGTGACAAGGGATTTGGTTCCTCAGGTAAATGAACACAAATGATTTTTCCAATCTTTGGATAGAAAAATACCGTCCAAAAACACTTACAGATTTCGTTGTATCAGATGCTAATCTGGAAATCATCAATAGCTTTGCAAAGAAGAATCAAATTCCCAATATCCTCCTGGCTGGAAAACAAGGCCTGGGCAAAACATCTCTAGCCAAAATTATTGTTAACGATATTTTAAAGTGTCAATATCTCTATATCAACGCAAGCGATGAGAATGGCATTGATACCATCAGAACAAAGGTCACTAGTTTTGCGCAGACCAAGAGCTTTGATGGTAACATCAAGGTGGTCATTCTGGATGAAGCAGATGGCATATCTCTAGAAGGCCAGCGGGCACTGCGCAATACCATGGAAGAGTTTGCTGGCATCACCCGCTTCATTCTCACCGCTAATTACAAATACAGAATCATACCTGCTCTGCAAAGCAGATGTCAGAGCTTTGATGTGACTCCACCTTTGAATGGTGTCTTGAAGAGATGTGTGTCCATCTTAAAATGTGAAAAGATTGAAATAAACGAAGACCAGAAATCAGTTTTAATTGATTTTGTAAAATCATGTTACCCTGATCTGAGATTTTGCATAAATGAATTGCAGAAGTTCTCTGTTAGCGGCAAGCTAAACATTTCAAATTTTAATAATAATGAACTGGTTTCATTGGTATACAAAGAGATTAAAGCTAAAAATGTGAATGCCATGAGAAAAGCTTTGATTGAAAACGAACATGCATTCAATTCTGATTATGTGTCGTTATTGCGCAATCTTTTCAAGTATATTGAAGAAGAAGAACAGGATATTGATTTGAAGAGAAAATTTCTTGTGATTGTTGCTGAACATTTGTACAGATCAGCTTTTGTTGCAGATCAAGAGATCAATTGTTTCAGTTGTTTTATTCTGCTTGCAGACCCAAGCTTATTTTCAGTTTTTCGGTAAATATTGAGCAGTGTATGAAGCAGGGTCCCTATGACCTACTGCTGGCGAGCTGGGGATGACTGTATTTTTATCTGTTAATTCTCTGTCACCTGTGGTAAGCTTTTTGTTGCCAAGATCTGACATGTGTGTTTGCTGCTGAGGTGTGTAATGATTCTTTGTATCATGCACTTCTACTTCTGTTGGTTCAATTTGAACTTTGTTATCATATTTGAACTGATCAGGTACTGGAGGCAGATTGATGCCATCATTCTGATGAGAAAGGAAGTTTGCAGGTACTACTACTGTTCTGTTGTAATCAAACCGACCTGGAGCAATCTCAGGCACTACTTCAATGGAAAAGCTATAACCAAAATCATCAGGATTACCAGCACCCATTACTGCTGGCATTGCTGATTTGACATTTTTCACTCTGAGATTTAAACCTGAGTCAATCAGTGATTTTACAGCTGTTTTGATAGAATCTGGCTGGTTCTTAAAGAAGTCATTCCTCAAGACACCGTCAACAAACTTAACTCTATCACTTGTTAGAAACCCACCTCTGTTGTATCTGCTAATAGCAGCTTCATATAGTTTAATAAATTTCTTTTCCACATTAATATTTATCTTATAAGATATAAGTTTCTTAATTTAATTTTAAATATAAATATTTTTGTGGCCTCTATCAATATAAAGACAGTTCAAAAACCTGCAGAAACATACCAAGGATACACATATTCTGATATAAAGCTTGATTTAGAATTTGACTACACAAGAAACAATGAGTTGCTCAAGACACAAGAAATCAAAGATTCCATCAATAGTCTTGATTATGATGCTATTAAAACAAGCATCTTCAACTTGTTTACCACCATACCAGGCCAAAAGATATTAAACCCCTACTTTGGACTGAACCTAGTACAATATCTGTTTGACCCTGTGAGCAAGAATATTGCCAATTCCATTGGTAATGAGATTTTAAATGGTATTGCCACTTTTGAACCAAGGGTCTCTATCAAGAAGATAGACATTGTGGTGGATGAGGTGAACAGTCAGTACATCATCACGCTAACTGTATCTGCTCCACGCATAACAAATACATCCTTTAAGCTCATAGGAACATTAAGTAATTCTGGGTTCTACTTCAACAATTAATATGGCAACACAAAACACATTTAATAATTTCAATCTGAATGTTGATGGCTATGCAGCGTTTGATGCACTATCTCTTAAAAACCTCATCATCAAGAGATTAAACAGCAATGATGTGTTCACCGATCAAAATTTTGAAGGCAGCAACATCTCCTCTATCATTGACATTGTTGCCTATGCATACCATGTGCTGTTATTCTATCTCAACCGCACTAGCTCTGAAAGTTCTTTTACAAATGCTGAGCTTTATGAAAACATCAATAAAATTGTTAAGCTCATCAATTACAGCCCTGTGGGCAATCAAACATCTATATTACCTTTTCAAGCAACTGCCTCCCAACAGCTAATACCTGAGACCTATACCGTTCAAAGATATTCTTATTTCACCGTAAACGGTGTTAACTATTCTTTCAACAACGACATATCATTTACAAAAGCCACTTCAGGAACAGAATTTTTATCTGACTTTAGTAGTCAAAATCTTCTCTACCAAGGAACATATGTTGAATACCCTACGTATGTCGCTGCTGGTGAGCCTTTTGAAGTCATTACACTCACAGTTGTTGATAATGCAGGTAATAACATCGATATTGACCATTTTAATATTGATGTGTATGTTAGAGATAATACCACATCAAACCCCACATGGTCCAAATGGAGCCCAACAGCATCACTTTTCCTTGAAAGGTCCAATTCTTTGAAATATGAAATTAGACTCAATGAAAGCGGGCGATATGAAATAAAGTTTGGTAATAATATCAATGGCAAACAACTCAATGCCAGTGATGAAGTGGCCATATACTATCTCAAGTCTGGTGGTACATCTGGACAAATTGGACCAAATATTCTAAACAATAACAACTTATTTTCCTATGCATCAACACGATTCAATCAAATCAAGAATGACACTACACCAGTTAATCTAACTATCATAACACCCACACAAGCCTCATATATTACCTTTACAAACAGTGACCCATCTACCAATTACGTTGAAGCAGAGAGTGTCACCAGCATAAAACAAAATGCTATCAATACATTCAAGAGTCAATATCGTTTGATTACTGCTGAGGATTTTACAAATTATATTCTTAAAAATTACAGCAACATTCTTGCTTCAGCCAAAGTAGTTAACAATTGGGACTTTCTAAGCCAACATGTGAAATATTATTTTGATATTGGAGTTGAAAAACCAAATATTGAATCCAGAGTGCTATTCAATCAAGTTAAGTTTTCAGATTCTTGTAACTTTAATAACGTGTATGTTTATGCAGTTCCCAGACTTGAAAAAGTCACTTCACTTACAACCAGAGCAAACTATTTAAATAGCGCGCAAAAACAAGTCATCCTTAACGATGTAAATAGCACCAAGCTAGCAACTGCTGAAGTTGTCGTTACTGACCCTGTTTATGTGCTTGTTGATCTTGGGCTGAAAGCTCCAGGTGAGGATCTTGCACCATCAATTGCTGATACAACTTTCTTGCAAATCTCAAGAAGTGTTACTGCCAGGAGAAACCCTGAGACACTTAAAAAACAAATTGCAGAAATCTTTATTAATTACTTCTCTACAACAAAAAATAATTTAGGTTTGACTATATCTCTTACTGATATATCAAACAGTATACTACAGATTGAAGGAGTAAATGAAATCAATACAGTGCGTACAGTTAATGGAAGTACAATAAAAGTACCTGGAGTCAGTCTGCTTGTATATAATCCGGTCTATCCTTTTGATGACATAGCCGTTATAACACAAGACACTGCACTTCCATTCTTTAAATTCCCCTTCCTCAACAACCAACTTGATTTCATTAATAAAATCAATGTCATAACTCCTTCAATACAATCTATTGAAAGAGAGTTCTAATGGCTTCTGTTAATTTTTCTTACCTCTTTTTCTTTAGTAATGACTATACAGGAAATAATGTTTTATCTTCATATACATTAGACATCACACCAATTACTTTTATTCCCGATTTTACATCCTCACCCCTACTAACAGGAGCTGTGGTGCTTAGTAATAAAAAAATTGAGTGGAATTTTGGTGATGGCACCTTTTCCAATGACCTCACTGCTTCACATGTTTACAGATGGCCTGGCAATTACAAACCACGTTTGACTGTTTTTGACAGCTATGGCAATGCATATGACAGTAGCTACCAGCCCACTATACAAATACATGATTTTGTTGCAGATAAGCTTGGGTTTAAAGATTTCAAGAGATTCATATATGACGTACCTGCAAGCAGAATCATAGAGCCCTTGACCGTACAACGTCAAAACAGCTGGCAATCATATGATGCTTTGAGCGGCACATACACCATTAATCTGTATGCATCAGGAGCTGCAGGCAGCTACATTGATTACAATTCTTTCATCAATGATAAGTGGAGCCATCTTCGAAGCTTGTCCCGCTTTTATGAAGTGCAAACAATAGGTGACAATGACGAATTTGTTATTGTTGATCATGTCAATACCAAAGATACTGACGTGTATGCCAGAATAGTCAACAACAGCATTGAAGTATGCGGGGAAGGAGATACAGGAGCATACTTTGCAGGTACTACAGGTTCTGCAGATTTTTACTATGTGGATGATAAAACAAAAAATTACACCTCAAGAGAGCCACCCATCCTGATCATGGCAACTTTTGATAATGCAAAATTCAAGGATGCATATGCTGTACTCACAGATGTGCAGAATTATATTGGCTATCCACCTGCAGGGTATCAAAATCTGCAACCTGCTGTGTTACCTATCATCAAAGTGAGACACAATCCTGCAAATAAATTAACCATCACAACAAATGGCATTGACGGTGAAGGACCTCTCACAGCTACAAACTTTAACATGCCTTACATAAGCTGGCAGAATACTGAAATACCTTTTGTTATCAGAATGAAAGACGAAACAGGATACACAACCCGAACCTATCCCCCTCTTTCATCTGCCACAGTTGACCCCTCTTTATCGGGGTTATCTGCTTATAATTTAGAAATTTCACTTGTGCAAGACACTGGCACTGCAACAGCATGTCTTACCAATCTGTCATTCTATAGCGATTTTAGTGCAGATATACCTCAGTCCGCAGGCAGTTTTTACAAAGGATACATCATACCACATGAGAGCACTGAAAATGTGAAACTCACAGCAAGCATGACCATTGTTGATCCAGTCAATTTCCCTAAGGACAGCTTGGTGGGATGGGTGGCTGAACCACAGCATTTCTTTATCAAAAGAATATTTAAAACTTCATTCTATGATTCCTGCGCAGGTGCAATGAATGTTGTTCTGTCTGCGTACATCAATGACTACCCCACACCAGGCAGCACAGAGAGCTATGCCATTGCAGTTGCACCTTCAGGTGCAGGAGCTGGAGAAGATTATCAATCATGGGTTGCAGATGGTAATGCAGATAAAATCTATAAAATAACGATTTTCGGTGAAATACTTTCTGCTTTTAGCCTATCTGCTTACCCATTGGATGCATTCAACACAGTTGATCTGCAGTCTCCGGAGTTATCCAGTGCAGCTCCCAACAGTGTTGCCTTGGATGGAAACAGTGACATATGGATATCACTGTTTGATTCAGTTTCATGCATTAAAATAGACCGGTATACAGGATACTTGAAAGCTGTTGCTTACCCCAACTTAATGAATGCTGTATATGCATTGAGCTCTGATTATACCATTCCTGAATTGAGTGGTTTTGCAGGTGAAAATGCTCTGTTACCTGCATCCTTAGACACAGACGGTGAAAATAATGTTTGGGTTGCTTATACTCACCCTGTGTCCAATTTCTTAATCAAATACGACACAGACGGCAACCTACTAGTTGCCAAACCACTCACCAGCTTGGTCTCACCAGTTGAAATTGTAGTGGACAGAAACAAATATGTCTGGTTAACAGCTCTCAATTTGAATTCACCTTCACCTTCATTAACTGGCAAGAATGATTTTGTTTTTAAATTCGACAGCATTGGCAATGTGCTCACAGGCTATCCTGTATCAGGCTTCAGACTGGCAGGCAACATAACTGTTGATGGTGGTCAAAATGCTTATGTGGCAGATGACAGAGAAACTATTGTTAGAATTGATGGTGATACTGCACAATTAAAATATTATGTGGCAGGCTCAGGGCTGAATCAAACAAATTATATTTGCAGTATTGGTGGCATAGCTTCAGACACCAGCAACTACATCTGGACAATTAATAATTTTGATAACAAGATGTACTACATTGATAGCTACACAACTAATCTCACATCTCTGTGCAGCACTGATTACATTACACTCACATTTCCTGCCAACAGCCCTGCAAACCCTGTATCCGCGTTCACAGAGCAACTCTTTCAATCTTATGGTGATTGGAACGGGTCTAGATGGATCAACAAGTACATGGTACCTTACACAGTGGTGAGAACAGTGACTGGTGAATCTGAGCTTTTCAACATATACCCTGACACCGGCAAATACAACATAACAAAAATTAATGAAGATTTTGATGCAAGTCAATTCTATAAAAATCTTAGATATCAAGAATCTCTAGATGATAAAAAATTATTTTTTGATAACTTTCTTGGCACCATAGTCGGCGACATAAGCGCCCAGCCATACGAACTTGGAAAAGTAGTATATGAAAAAATTGCTAATTTTGTGTCCAATAATGCTGATATTGACAAATGTAACTTGGACAGGTTGCTTTCATTCTGCGAAGAAGTGAGCTTGCAGTTTGAGCAGTATAATTACCCCTTTCCACCACAAGTGAGACGTTTGGTTGATATGTTGAGCATCAAGCACAAACTGCTATGGGGTGAGAAGAACACCTTCAACAACAATTTTGATAAAAAAGGGTATCTGAATAACCCCTTGTACGGCAGCAATCTTGGCAATAAAATCTCTCCCGTTTCTGGTGCAATTACAGTTGGCGTACCAGTTGTAGTGTTGGAGACATTCTCTGACTTATACAGCCTGACCAATACAAACATCATACCAGGCTACGTTATTGGTGATGTTGTCCCACTCAGCACATTTTCTTACAATTGGGGATGGGGATTGGTTGCTCCCCGCAGTGTCTCAGGTACTGATATTGCAAATTACTACAGTTTCAATGAATACATTGATGGCATACAGGGCAGCTATTACAACAATATAATCAATTGGTATGACCCATTAACACTATTAAACCCCAGTTTGAGCTCCTACAGAGACTGGTCAAAAACAGATGGCATCATGCAAAATCTACTCAGCTATGAGATTACCAAGGGATTAAAGCTCTTCACTAGTGCTGTTGATATTGTATTCAACAATTAAATAATTTAATGCTTGATATCAATAGATTTGTTGATGAAACACTAGATAATTCTATTACTAAAGATGTCCTGGCAGAAACACCCATAGACAGAACCAATCCAATTAGCTTCATTGAATGGCTCAAATTCAATTCTTCATTAGCTTTGACATCTGAAGAGCTGTTCTCACGTTACAACAGTTATCTGAACAATTGGTTTGAAGCAAAGAATTACACACCCACTGCTGCACAAGATGTGGTCAAAACATACTATCTGGACTTTATTAATGAAATTGTTCTAAACTTCACATCTGTGGATGAGAGAAGATTTTTAAAAAATATCGACTACACAAACAACAGAGATCTTGCAATTGCAGTGCCTTTCTTTGCAAGAAAAATTAAAGATATTTGCATATACTTCTCCACTCTCAGAGATACAGCTAAAACAGCTGTTGTGGAATACAATCTCAAGGGAAGTAATTCTGGATTGGAAAGACTCATTTATAATGAAATTTCTAAAACCCTGGAAGCACAGGATTTAACTGCCCTGATCAGAACACTGAACCTGTCCATTTCATCCATACGCAATGATACTTTAGTTGAACTTGAAGAGTTGTATGACAACTATTCTGACTATTTTGATCTGGGCACACTGCCTGCTTCAGCATACAATGCATCTGGCCTCAGAGAAACTGATTTTGTTTTAAACATATTCAACATTGATGCTGAACTGTATCTTAATTTTGACCGTTCCATAGTAAATGCCATAACAAGTTACCCATTCTTTTTGACTGAAATTGGAACAAATAATTTTTCAGTTTTGCCTGCAATTGATCCCACCAGACTGGACCTACTAAAAGACAGAGATTTTATCAATCTCATCAACAACAACACAGAAAACAATTTGAAATTAAATCTTCTTTCTGAACTTAACAAGAAATATACTGGTACAGATTTTTATTATGTATCAACTGGCAGCAGTCTCACAAATGTTGCCTCAGGAATGCTTTTTGAAGCTCAAAGCCCTTTTGCAAATTATTTGAACAAATTATCACCCACTGTGGCTTTTGTTCCTAATGAAGCCAATCTTAAAACTGCAAAGCAACAAGGCCTGTTCTTCAAGCCAGATCGGGTGGGGTTCTTAAACTTTAACAATTTTAATTTCACTTACAATGTCAATGTAACCTCTCTTCAGACAAACACAGTCTATATTTTTCCTGACCCAAATAAATTTGGAAATATTTCTGGCAATACACAACAAGATCAATTTTCACCTTTGACTTTCACAGAAGACAACAGCTTCACACAGATTGACTATTCCAATTGTTACAAATTTGGTGATGTGAAGAGTGATCCATTGCTTCATACCTTCAGAGCTTATCAAGCCAGAGAACAGTCCATAGATTTCTCCAATCAAGGCATATCCAGACATGTGGACCCACAAGACTTTTTTGAAGATCTGCTTAAAAATAGATGGGCAAATTCAGATGTGTACCCTCTGGTGCCAGCAATTTTCTTTCCTATTGAAACCCGTTTGGAAACTCTACTAAGCATCAACAAGACACTGGTGCAATACAAGTCTGATGTGTATGGCAATGACTACGGGCTCTACAAATTAACTGAACCATACAAAAACACATCAGCAATACTGTCAACAATTAGCATAGAAAATCAAGATAAAAATTGCTTGATATTGGATGGTCATACTTTCTATGACTTCACAAGTGGATTTAACTTTGATTATACTGAAGTTGATCCAGCTAAAAATTATTCTGGTGTAATTGCCAGAACCATAACACAAATTCCTCCTGGCTCTGGATACTTCACACATGCTAGCAGCATCACAGGTGCATCTCCACTGTCTGCTTCACAGTACGACAATGGCATACCTTTGTTTGCACTTACAGGTGCACCTTTCTCCATTGTCTCTTACCGACTGCAACCTGAACGCTTCTGCTCCGATACAATTAATACCTTCTTTGATTGCAATGTGCGTGATGGTTTCAGCTTCATCTCTCCCAACGGTAATCTTCTAGTAGATGCATCTTCTGATGATCCCTCGTTTAACCCAGTCACCACCCCTGTTTATTATGATATCCTTGCAGATGGTGGTGTTAATCCCAGTGGACCTGGCTATAGGGCCAACTTTGCCTTTGCAGGTGTTTACACATTTACACCCCCACCATCAGCACTAACCAACTATTATGCATATTACTTTGTTGTGAGCTCTTTCACAGATCAATTCACCCCATGCAATGATGAGTTCTATGATCCATCAAATTTTGTATTGAATAGCAGATTCTTTAATATAGTTTTACCCAACAGAGACACAGCTTATGTGCCAACTCTGCCAGGGTTAAATGAGAAACAAACCATCTACAAAACAAAATATATTAATTATGGTGATCTTTATTTTAGAAACTCTAACAGCTCCATCATACAACCAGTGTCCAGTGCATTATCTGGAGTTTTCTTGAAGTACCCTTCTGGTATATTAGATGAAATCAACACACAGATCATCAATTTTGATATCTACTATGACACCCTGCAACTTGAAACACAAAACTACCTGGTTTTTGATAAAATAGAATTTGATTACACAGATAACAGTGTCAGAACATCTTCAAACAATGAAACATATGTTACCAGGGGTAACCTCAATGAAAATATAGAAAAATTCTCCACTGTTTGGTTTGATGAGAAGAACAATGAACTCATCTTGGCCAAGACAATACTGCACCCCACACTGAGTGCATCCAACTTCAAAGCCATTTATCCTGTGATCTATGCATTGAATTTAAACACCTTCAATTTGGTGCAAATTTACCCTGACATGCGTGTTGCTGACATACAATACAGTGATGTGATTGACTTCACACTATCAGGCACTGGATTAAACATTGATATTGTGACTGTGGAAAAGCCCATTTTGAGATTCAACTCAGAAACAAGCACATATAGCATTACATATCTTGGAAAAGATACATCTAATATGTTTTATATCTTCAATACTGACTTTAAATACTTTAACGGCATATTAACCAATGTGATCAACACCATGTACACACCCACCATTGAAACTCTGCACACTAATTTTAGCAACCCAAGCAGCTATCAACAGTTTAA